CTTGAGAGGCCACTGGGTCGCCCTTCACGCGCGCATCCCGCACCGCCTGCCATTGGCCTTGCATCTGGGCACCCCACATGCGGCGCTCGGCGTCGGCGATGACCTGCATGGTCACCGTGATGCCGTCGAGGTCGGGCACCGGGACATAGTCGCCGATGGGCTCCAACTCGTTGCCGTCGGTGAGGTCCGCCAGCCGCCGCGCCTCAAGGGCGAGGGCAGCCGATGACCGGGCCTTGGCGAGAGCCGCGATGGACCCGGCCACGTCATCGACGGCCAGCCAGTCGGTGCTGTCATCAAGCGGGATGCGCTTGCGCTGGCGTTCGGCAATCTGGGCAGCACGAGCCACGCGCCCGGCCTCGTGCGCCTCCCTCAACACGTCCTGGAGCGCCACAGGGGCACCCTTGGTGCCGGGGTAGATGAGCAGGGTGGCCATCAGAGCACCGCCAGGATGCCGGGGACGGCGCCGGTGCCGACGCACACGACTCGCGCCATGGTGAGACCGTCCACGATCTGGGTCGTGACTTGGCAATCAGCCGTCGGCATGTGCGCGTAGAACGTGCAGCCGACCTCGGTCCCGACCTGCAACGACACTTCGCGCGTGGCCGACACGTCGCCCGCGCTGTCGCTGATGCCGAGCAAGGTGGCGAGGGAAGCCGGGGAGCCCGTGCTGTCCTGAATCTCGCCGGGCAGCGCGGTGGCGCCGATGTAGACCGAGAACTCGAGTTTGTACTCCTTGGCGCCAGCGGCCCCGGCGACGCCGCCAAGCTTGCCGTTGGTCTCGGTGTCGGCGCGGCGAACAGCCATGCCGTTGGAGTAGGTCAACGAGAAATCGCGGGCCATCATCTCGGACCCGCCGAACCACAGGCGGCAGAGGTCGACGACGACGGGGCTCCCGGCAGTGGGCTCGGCGTGGGTCGGGTTGGCCTCGGCAACATCACTGTGGGTCGACGGCGACCACACCGACGTGAAGCCGACGATCCCGGCGTTGCTCATCTCAAGGGCGAAGGACATCGGCGCACAGCCGAAGTAGTCGCGGCGCCAGTCCTCACCCTCGGCAGAGAAAAACGCGTGGGGGTGGTGGGTGGTGGCGTCGGCGACGCTGTAGACGGCGGCGCGAAACACTGTGGCGCCCGTGGTCGGGGTGCCGGTGTAGGGGTGTTCGAGGGTCAGGGCACCAGCGGCGGTCGACGCGATCTTACCGACCTCGAAACCGTCGGAGGTGGCGAAACCGACCACCTGACCAGCGGCGTAGTTGGTCTCGCTGGCGACGCCGACAATGCCACTGCCGGGCGTGTGGCCCGAGGCGGCAACCGTGGTTGCGGTCGACGACGTCGCCGCTGCCGCAGCCCCGAACATGGCGCGGAGGATCAACCCCTGCTCCATCTTGGCCTCCCAATCAGCGACGGCGCCGCCGCTGTTGGTGTCGACGCCGCGAAACTCAAGGGGGACCGTGATATCGCCCGTGTTCTGCACGCCTCGGATGTGGCTGTAGCGCCGACCGGACAGCGACCGCAGGTTGCGCGCCAGCGGGTCACGCTGACGGGGCAGGAACGACGCGCCGTCGTCGGTGATGCGCAGCGGGAACAGCGTGCCGGGCGTGTTGGAGAACGTGAACGCGTCGGTATGGAGCGCGTAGCGGAGGGTCGAGAGCCGGGCAACGTCAGTCATGGTAGGTCACCTCAAGGTTGATGCGGAGACGTCGGCGACCATCGCCAGACTCGATCTCGAAAGGAGCGATGCTGTCACCAGCGGCAGACACGGAGACGATGCCCGACGTCGGTCGGTCCCAGTTGGACCCGAGCGAGTAGGCTTTGATCAGGTCGATGGCGTCGGAGACCATGGACTCGTCGAGGGCGTCGGTCTTGCTGTCGGCGACGTACTCGACGACAAGCTGCACCGTAGCGCGCCACCACGTTGTCTGTGTCGTGAATGGGCCACGCCCATAGCCGGACAAGGTGCGCAGCCAGAACCGCCGGGAGTCGCCGGTGTCGGCGTTCTCATCGCCGTTCTTGTCATGCCTGAACTTGGCAGGCAGACCACCAAGGCGCGTCGTTGGGGCGACGCCCTCACCGATGGCGACCAACTGGCGGCGCGCGAGCGTCCACGTCATCGGCTCAACCGAATGCTGATGCGCTTTTCAGCGCCGGGGACAGGCACCGACGGCGTCTCTTCCTGGCCACGGACAGCGAGGTCGATGCGGGCAAACGTGGTGGCCTTGGTTTGCTCGTAGGACGCCTCCAGCCGGGCCACATAGTCGTTGTCTGACTGTGGCCACTGGCGGGCGAGGTGGAGCACGGTGGCGATGGCGTGGAGCGGAACCAACACGTCGTCGGTGATGACGTCTTCGTCGAGGATGCCTTGAGCCGCAAGCAGCGGCACCATGACGGCACGCCACGACGCCTCGAGGGCTTCCTCGAGGGTGGTGTCGCTTGAGGATGAGAGCTTGCGCACCACCGGGTAGAGGTGCGCCAGCGTGGTCGTGGTGAGCGCGATCGACGTGATGCGGCGGACGACGCGGAAAGCTTCGTCCCACTCGATCACGACGCCGTCGACGGTGGCCCGAAACAGAACGTAGCCGCTGCCAGGGTCTGAGGTCTGTGCAGCCGTCAGAGCGACGGTGCAGGCGATCCCCTTGACCGCGCTGCCGTTGGCGATGTCGCACAACAGGGGCTCGGCGAGGTACATCGTCGTTGTGCTGCCGCTGTTGGTGGCCTCGACGACGACATAGCGCCCATGGCTGGCGTCGATCAGCAGGTATCGACGGCCTGCGACGATGGTCTGTGCGCCCGCCAGCGTGATGAACTCGTCGCCCTCCTGCTTGGCGCCTTGCGTCGTCGTTGACACGCCTTCGACCGTGGCGGCGACGTAGGCCGTCGCAAGGTCGGGGTCGGTGGGTGCAACACGGCGAGCGGTTGCCGACGTCGCAACCCCCGACGGACGGACAACACCGTCACGAGCCACCCGAGGGTAGCTGACGATGGTGTCCGTGGAGCCAAGCAAAACGCGTTGCATAGCCGGTTATGTAACAGGTTCCGGCGGCGCTGTCACCCGAACAGCTTGGCCTTGTCCAGCAATGTCGCCAACTGGCGTTCTTCGTCAGCCGTCAGCCCCATGAACGGACGGGCTGCCATCTGTGACGTACCGTGCTCGATCCAGTAGCCGAGCACGTTGTGGGGTGGACTTCTCCCGCCTGTCCGCTTGGCGCGGCCACCTGCGAGGCTCACAGACGGCGAGGTGCCAGCGTCGGGAGCGATGACGAACCGCAGGCTGTTCGCCGAGACGTCGATCGACGTCACCTTGATGGAGTTGACGAGCCCGCCAGTCATCCGCAGGTCGACGGCCTGATCCTCACCACCTCGACGGAGCGCCTGCTGATAGGACTCGCGATAGGGCGCGAAACTTGACCCATTCGACGAGATCCCCTTGCTGGTCCGCCTGATGATCGCGCCGGGGACAAACGCTTTGATCACCTTCTCAACCTTGGAAGCGTCGAACCTGTACGGCTTCCCAGTGCGGCGGATGGTGACGCCCATCAGGGGACCACGACAAGAGACGACCCATCAGGCCGCAGGATCGGGATGCCCTCGGCGACGCAATCCTCAACGAGCGTTGGCGCCCACGAGTGCCGACAGTTGTACCCGCCGCAGTAGTCGTCAGCGGGCAGGCCCTGGCCGTTGTCGAGGCGGTCAGGGTCGGTGCATGCCTTGCCCACCCACGCCTTGCAGAATGGGCGGTTTTTGCCGTCACGGGGGCCGACGTAGACGTAGACGAGGTCTAGGTCAGACGCCGCAGCCGCCGCGAGAATGGCTCGCCGACCGGCTGCCATGATTGCCGCATCGACAGCCGCCGACGCCTGCACATAGGTGGTGGCCATCCGCTGGCGGACTTCCTCGACGACGTCAGCCAGCGAACCACCCGACAGGATGCCCCGCGATACCGCGTCCCGCATCTCCGGAACGGCGCTCTTGAACACCTTGACGACGTCGGCCACTTGCTCGTTGACGATGCCGTCAAGGGTGGCGCGCACATCGACCGGCAGGGACGACGGCGGGGCACCCATGACCGCTTGCACGGCCTCCACCGCCCGGCGTCCTGTGAGCGATTCCAGCGCCTCACCCTCGGCCACCAGCCGATCCTGCACCTGACGCATGACAGCGGCTGTCGTTTGACCCTGGCGCCTCACAAGGCTGTCCTTTCCCGGCATCGTGTCGAGAGACAGCAGGATGCGCAGAAGATCGCGCTCAAGCGCCGACTCCAGCCGACGGAGGTCGGCCACAGCGGCATCAGCGACAACCCCGGCGAGGTCTGCGCCGCTCATTGGGTCTCTTCCGTCTCGGTATCGGTCGTCGTCGTCTCACGGATCGACGCGAAAGGCGAGCCCTTGAGCGTGCCGGGGATGGCAGGCGCACCCACTTGCAGGTCGTAATGCGCCTTCGCCTCACTCTCGTCAGCGAACAGGCCCACCATCACAGCGGCCTTGGCTTTGTCGACGAGGTCAAGGGCCAGCAACTCGCCCACGCGCGTGATCTTGTCGGCGTCGGTCTCGTAGGTCTTGGCCGTGCCCAACGTGACCCGAGGGTAGACGCTGTCGGGGATGGTGACGCCGTCGACGTGGCGGTTGATGAGGTCGATCACGAGAGGCCACAGGTGCTGTTCCTCGAACTGTTTGAACAGTGGCCGAAGGCGGGCCACCCGCTCGTCGTGGGGGGCGTTGGCGATCATGCGGGAGACGCCCGATTGAGCCTCGCCAGGGGTGACGGCGTAGGCGTCAGGGCTGTTGCCGTGGCTCACACCAAGTTCCTCAAGGTCGCGCGTCGACGAGGTGAGGATCGCGTCATGGTCAGCAGCCGCCGTCAGGTAGCTGATGGTTTCGCCGGTCATGACCTTGATTGGCCGGTCAGGCGCGGCGACGATGGTTGACGCCTCCAGCATGGTGCCCGCGTAGACCATAACGGCGTGCGCTTGCATGTTGATGACGTGCTGGCGGTTGCTGCGACCCACGTTGAGGTTGTCGACGTTGGCGCTGATGTCGCGGTCAGGGTCTGGCCAGATGCTGCCCACGGCATCCTCTGACCGGCACCACACGATCGGCAGCATCCCGTCATAGGGGATCGGCAAGCTCTTGTGCTTGCCGTCTTCGCTGATGACGACGTGCTGCCAAGGTCCAAACACGGGCCCATCGGTGCCCTCGGTGACGGGGCGGCTCCACACCCACCACACATCGGCGCCAGTCTCGTAGGCGGCGCGGGCTTGGCGGAGGCCAACGACCATCAGCGCGTCGGGGTCGTTGAGGGCGATCGGGTGCGCGATCGTGAAGACGTCGCTTCCCCAATACTGGGTGGCCACCAGCTTGCCGGGCTTGGCCGGATTGAGCCGACGCCAGCCAACGACGATGGCGATCGCCTTGGCGCCAGTGAGGCACCGTTGCTCCACCTCGGCCATGAGCCGGTCACCGCCGACCTGCTCCACGGCGTCGAGGAACGCCACCGACGACGGGTCATCTTCGTCGACCACGTCTCCGTTCTCGTCGACCAACTCCCGCACCGTCGGCGAGGTGTAGACGCCAGCGTCTTGGGCAGAGAAGAAGCGCAGCCAGTTGACGGGGTCGATGGGCATCGACTCATAGGATGACGGGTAGGCGAGTCTCAGAGCCTCGCGCAACAGCGCCCGCTGGTTGCCGCTGTACCGCTGCGAGATACCCCGAATGCAGGGGTCGTAGTCGTACGGCTTCTGGCGCTCGGCCAGCGCCCGTGCGGCGTGGAGCTCGTCGGAGGTGGACACCACGGCGCCCGCCTTGATGCGATCGACAGCCTGCGAGGTGATGGGGGCAAAGAGGTCCATGGCCAGCACACTAGCATGGCGGGTGTCAAGGGGCTAGCGGTCCCCACTCGTCACGGCCAGCCGACCGGGCAGGCGCCATGTTCGGCTTGGGCGCGTGGACGGGCCATTGGGTGTGCAGGAGATACCCGAGGGCGTCGATCCCGTGGTCCAAGTTGCTGCCGGGCTTCTTCTCGGGTTCGCCAGCCTTGTCGTACGCCTGCGTTTCGAGGCCACGCACGAGTACGGATGACGTCGCCATGTCGAAAGACACACGCCCATCCCTCAGAAGCACGTTGACGGTATTGACCCGGTCTTTGATCGGTGGGTTGCGCGTCCCATGCATCGGCACAAAGCCCGCTTGCAACAGCAGGTGGACGTCGGACAGTGACGACGTCGTGTGGAGGCTGGTACCGCTGGCGTCGATGTAGGCGGGGATCTTCATGCGGAAGACGTCTTCCCGCGTTGGTCGACGTCCTGTGGTGCGTTCGATGTAGCCCGCGATCCACGTCGCCATGCGTTCGGCGTGCTCGTCGGTCGTTGTCCCACCCTCTTTGATGACCTCGCCCACGATGTGCGCCACCTTGCGGACCTCGTCGACGATGGCCACGATCCAATGCGAGTAGCGGACGTTGAAGTCGCAGGCGATGACGATGCGGCCATGTTTGACGACGGGGGCGGCACAGTGACGTCGACGGTCGAAGCGGGTGTAGACGCGCCCACCCTTGGCCGTGCGGATGCCGTCCAGCTTCTCGCTGATGGCCTCGTCAGTGCCAAGCCGGGCCTTGGATTCCTCGACGTAGGACGCTGGCAAGAACGGGTTGTCCGCCGTGCGGATGATGTAGGCGCGCGTCGTCGGCGAAGGGCGCGCAAGGATCAGGTCATAGGCAGGCCCGTAGCCCTCGGGGGTGCCCGTCAGGATGCTTCGGAGCGCCTTGCCAGCGCGGACACGCTGGAGGGCAGGCACAAGGGCCTCGGGGTCGCACAGCTCCCACTCGTCAGCCCACAGGCCGATCGCGTTGATGCCCTCGACGCTGCGGGGCTTGTCGAGGCTGCGACACCAGAACTCGAAACGCTTGGCGCGCCCGATCTCGAAAATGTGGTCTGCCTTCCAGTGGCGGTACGGCAACCGCCATCGGTCTAGGCATTCCATGGTTGTGCGCTCCATGACGTCGCGAACCATCGGGTAACTAGGCTCCGTCCCGAGGATCGGCCCGTCCTGGCCGTGACCAAGCCCGAGCTTGACCACCCATGCAACGCCAAGCGTCGTCTTGCCCGAGCCGTAGCCACCAGACCCAACGACGGTGCCCGGCTCGTCATCAGCCAGGATCGTCAGCGCCTTGTCACCCATCGGCGCGTCGTTGCGAGCGATCACTTCTTGATCACTGGCGTGAAATCGACGGTGTCAACGGTATTCGGAGCGTCGATCACGACACGTCCAGGCGGGCCATAACGGGCAGGGTCGAGGGCCGCGAGCATGGCGAGGATGGCGCCTTTGTCGCCAGCGTCAGCGAGGGCGCGGAGCTGGGCCTCGAGGTCGGCGACGGTGACGGGAGCCTCGTCGGGTTGCTCAAGGTCTGCCTCGGTCGGCGCCTTCCACTTGGCGTGTGGAGCGAGGGCGTTGCCAAGTAGCCAATGGCGCGCACGCTGGCGGACAGTGTCGTCAGCCGTGGACACCATCGCCTGCACCTCTGGGGGCACGTCTTCGCCGGGGGCCGCTGCCAACTCGGCTTGACCCATGCCAATGGCGTACTCCACCCGCAGCAGGCGTTCCGTGCCCTCCCGCAGCCAGTGGGGTAGGCATTGACGCCCTGCCTGCTTTCCAGCGAGCCGGGGAAGTGGACTACGGGTAGTCACGCGACAACCATGCCATTTTGGCAAAACAAACGCAAACCCCACAAACGACAACCCCCTCACAGAATTGTGAAGGGGTCGCGTTGGGGGTGCCAATGATCGTGGTCTGTGCTGGATCGTGGGGACTCACCAGCGGGGGTAGGCTGTCACGGCGGGGTGTGGGAGGTCAAGAACCGATCACGCAGCCATAGCCAGACGGTCTCGGCGTCGTCGTCGATGCGTTGGACGGCGTAGGGGTCATGGCACCCGACCGGGAGGTGCCGCGACGTTGCAGCGGTGTCGTCGGTGGAGTTGAACGGTGCCGGGTTAAAGCCGGGCTCTTGCATTGTCGACCACACCATGACGGACCCGATGGCCTCGCCTTCGGCAGTGTAGTTCTGCCGCTCTTGCTCATCCCACACCACCTGCTGTGATGTCAGCCCGACCAGCCAACAGACTCGGCACCATGGACCGCGATCCATTTTGTCAGAGCACAACGGCGCCCCACAGTGACACCAACGGCGGGTCATGACTTGCCATCCACCACGTCAACGGCGCAGGGGAGGTCACCAATACGGTGCGTCGACATTGGATGGTAGTGCGGCGGGTTCTCCATCAGACAGATCGCCACAGCCCATTGCTGACCAAGCACGACGCGGATCAGGTCTTCGCGGGTGTAGATCGGTCGGTGGGGACAGGCCCACCCGCTGCAGGTACAGTCGGGGTCGCTCACACGTCACCGCCGATCTTGACGAGGTCGGGAAGCGTGCCAGTCAGGCACCAGTCGATGGCTTGGGCTTCGGTGAGGTGCGTGTCCGGGCCTTCGCCGTCCTCATACGGCACCCATTCGCTGTCGCCGTAGCAGACCGCCGTGCGCCCGTATTCGACCGACGGGCTGCGACCGGGCTGGGCCATCGCTGGCCAGCCAAGGTAGGACCCGCGCACTACCACAGTCTCCCGCTGGTCCCTCTCCACCAGCCCCCGCAGGTACGCGGCAGCAGGCACACCACGCGATGCCACCCACGCGGCCTGTGATGGGCTCAGAGAGGTCTGGACGGTCTGGGCGCGGCCACCAGTGAGGGACGGGCGTCCGCGAGGGCGTGGGGCGTTGTGGGAGGTCATGGCTGCACACCCCACACCATCGGGGCCACTGACCTGTCAAAGGCAGCAAGCGCCTTCACAAGACCGAGGCTCTTCCATTCGATGTGCCTTGCTTCTGTGATGACGTCGGCGGCAAGTGCGGCACGGGCTTTCAGCGCCTCAAGGGCGGCGGTCAGCTCGGCTGCGAGGGCTTCGGCCTTCTCGGCTCTGGCGTTGGCTTCGTCTTCTCGGTGCTCTGCGGCGGCGCAGATGTCGCCGCCTTGTCCACGGGTTGGCTTGTTCACGGTGTCTCCTTGGTGAGTCGGTACTTGAGGGCGGCACGAGCGCCGAGGGCGGCGTAAAGCAAACCACGCTCCAATTTCTCGTGAAGGGCCGGGTCGGCCTCGTAGGCTTCGACGTCGGCAGCGGCTTGGTTGCAGGCGTTGTCGGCACCGGCCACGATCTGGCGGAGCGCCTCGACGGGCAGGTCTGTGAGTTTGGTCTTCATGGGCTCCAAAGAGCCCCGGCTGTCCGGGGCTGGTGTTGGTTGGCTCAGGCGATGCGGATTTTCTCGAGGATTTCGAGGATGAAGACTTGGCGGTTGTGGGGGGCGCCGACCTTGGCCTCAACCGCGTGGCCCCAGATCCAGTTGGCGACGATGTTGTGTGAGCCGCCGCAGATGTCGATGACCGTGTTCCAGTCCATGGCGAGGGTGGCGGACTCGAGGGTGGCGAAGCTGGCGGCGTTCATGGTCATTGTGGTGTCTCCCTAGCGGCTTGCGTGCCGTGAGTCCATTCTACGCACCCTGACGATTAAGTCAAGCACTGTGCTGCTAGAAATATCCTAGGGCTGTAGGAAGCCGGATCAGGCGCGGTGGGTGATCTGTCCTGAGCGAAGGGAGCGATCACCACCAAAAGAAACGGCACCAACGCAAATGGTGCCGTTACCGTTCCTGCAGTGGGGAGACGTCAGGAGCGGGTGCGGTGTC